TACTCTTAGCTATTCGCTCTTCGTCTGAAGTATAAAAGTGATTCATATTGTTAACAATTAGTTTATAATTATAGCTCTACTATTTTGTTACTCATTGCGTTTAGCTCGCATAACTCTCTTATTTTGGATTGCTGCTCTCCCATTTTAAAAAGGTAAGTAGCTAACAACTCCTCGTAAGCGTCTATGTCTACCGCTTGCTTATAAGCTAAGTTAATCAAATTATCTAAGTTTTGCAAATGCTTAGTTTGCTCGGTCTTATCACCTGAGTATTTAGCGAGTTTTAATTTCATATCTCGCACCGAACGCTCAGCCTCTTTGCAAATAGCTGGCTTGTTTAATATCTCTTTTGCTTCTTGGTCTGTCATAATTTTACTCTTTTAATTGATTCTATTTTGTATTGACCTCTTTTGTCGCTTAGTCTTTGCATCTTACTTAATAGCTTTTGTCTAAGAGCTTGCAGAGCTTCCTCTTCGTCTACACCTATCGAAGACATTGTGTTAGTTACGTAGTGATATTGGTTATAATTTATTACTACTTCAAATTCAAATGCTTGTATCATAATTAAAATATATCTTTATTATCTAAGGCGTCTACCAGGTGAGGAGTTCCGTTTCCGTCTATCTCAATATCAAAAGGCTGGAACTGCAAGCCCCTTGTATCGTTTGCAGTTATAGTACTTCTGCTATGTATGTTTTTATTTTTTTCAATCTTTAAAACGGTCTCAGCTTTCTGAGCTAACATAGTACCAATATGCCCTCGAGCTTTACCGTCTGAGGCATTCTCGTGGAGTATGCAGCTACAATGTACGTTATGCTCTTTAGTTATTCTCATAATCCATTGCACCAGCTCGCTACATTCTTTAAGGTCGTTAAAATCATATAGCAAATCTACTATACCGTCAATTAAAATATAGCTTATTTTTCCTTTATGGCTTATTAAAAAATGCTCTATAAGCTCTCTACGCTCTGTCGGGCTGCTATCTCTAAAAGCAAAATAGTAAAAGTTATCTGTACCGCTTAGGTTTTTAATACGCTGGTTAGTTTTTTGAGCGTGATAGGTGCTTTGCTCAGTATCAAATATAGCAAGCGTAGTTCCTTTTGGAGTCTCAGACATTAGCTTCTCAAATACGTATTCGTTTAATATGCTAACTGCTATACTCGAGGTAAAAAATGTCTTTTTAGATTTTTGTCTACCTTGTATTAAGCTTAGGTCGCCAAGAGAGAATATAGGTATAAAAATAGTACTTGTTCCGCTTCGCTGGCAAACGTTTAGTAATGTCGGAGGCTGCTCTATAATTTTATTAGGGTCGAGTCTTGTCTCGTAGAGCTTATTGGTTAAATTAATTTCCATTTGATTTAGCTATTAAGTTTTGCTCTATTTTAAAAATCTCTCCTTGTAATTCAGGGTTAGCGTTTAGCCATTTCTTTACTGAGGTAGTTATTTTGTCGTAATGGTAAACTCCGTCTTTGTCTACCTTACGAAAGCTGCTCATAGAGTTTATAGTATTAAACCAAAAGTTATCCGTTCCCCTTGCTCCGCTCTCGCATTCCTCCCAGTATCTTTTAATGGCGATTAGTTGGCTTATAGGTACTTTATCTACCTCTATTATTTTGCGAGTATCTTCTACCCACTTACTTAGGCTTGCGTTATTTAAAGTTTTAGTTTCTCCTTTTTTAAGAAATAGATTATGAAAACCTTTAGCAATATAAAAATAGAGAGGGGCAACTCCTTCAGGAGGTGACGTTATACTCTTTATATAAATAACTTTCTCTTTCTCTTTCTCTTCTTCTTCCTTGGGGGTGGTCGTAGGGGTGTTCGGTGGGGTAGTCCTTGGGGTGGTCTCTATGGTGGTTATTGGGTTACCTAATAGGTCTGTTTTTTCTGCTCTTTTCCAACCGTTTACGCTTGATTCTATTGAGTGTCTTTGACTTTCATAACATAAATTAGCTAAGAAACTTAAACCCTCAGGATTTTCATCTAAAAAAGATTTATCCATAATAGCCAACAAATAACTTAGTTTGTCTTTGTCGTCGGTTAATTCATTAAGTACGTCGTAATAACTTCTCAGGAAGTTAAAAGCCTTTCTTTTAGTAAGTTTTTTTGCCATTGTAGCGTTTTTTAATTATATAAAAGGGGTGGGAAACACTACTAACCCTAAAAGCTGATGCCTCTATTTTTACCCCTTTGTAAGTTCTTTTAAATTGCATTGTAGTGTTTTACTTTTGCAAATATAATAATACAATCCGAATAAAAAAATAAATTTGTACTTAAATGAAAATAATTTTAAAAGATTTACCGAAGATTAGTCTTAACAAGTGGTACGCTGGTATGCATTGGACTAAGCGTAAAAAAATAAAAGACAATTATACTCTAATTGTTAAAAGTCAGTTTAAGGATGTACTGCCAGCCTCTGAGAGTTATAATACTGAATACCACTTCACTTTTAAAAGCAGACCCTTAGACGCTTCTAATTGCGTAGCTATGGTCAAGATGATAGAGGACATAATATTTGAGAGTGACGGATACAAAGTAATAAAGAGTATATTGATAACCAGTAGCAAAGGAGCTGAGGATATGGTAGCAATAAAAATAAATTAAAAATAAATAAAGTTTTTCTTGTTTGGTATTAAAGTTTAATACTATATTTGCAGTACAATAACAAACAAAGAAATGATAACAACTGCAAAACAAAACTTAAAAGCACCTAACGGATTAAAAATAACGATAGGTATGGAGGTAAATATTTTATTTAGAGGCGACTCGGTTATTGTATGTAAAGATAGCAAGTCGTTTACTACTAATTTAGATACTGCTCAATATTGTTTTAACATTTAATAAATAATAATATGAACGTAAAAGCAAACCAAAAAGACCGCACCTTTACTATTAGAGTAAACGGGAGCAAGTACCGAACCTCGCAATTTTCAAAAGCTACCTTCGAGGAGCTGGAGCATAACACCTCCGCAGACTGGGTTAATTTTTTAGCGACATCTAACTCTTATTATTTAGTAAAATGAACAGACTACAAATAACCTTTGCACCTAAAGACTTTACCGCTGGCTCTGAGTGGTTAGAAAAAAATAGCACAAAGCTCGGCTTTAGCTATGACGAGTACCAAGATATTTACGATAGCGAGGATATGCTATATACGATAGAAAAAGAGTTAGAATTATCAGGATTAAATTACACTTTATACTAATATGAAAAAGGAAATATTAAAAGTAGGCACAATGTTAATGCCTCTCGGATTTACCGTAGCTTTAGTAGACTGCAAGGTTTACGCAGCTATCAATTTTGTGATAGGCTTTGCTTGTCTTCTTGAACTTATAGATTTAAAATTAAAAGAAAAAAATAAACATACAAGTTGATATTGTATTAAAACTAAACACTATATTTGCCAAACAATTAAACACAATGATAATAGATTTAAACTTAGAAGAACGCAGCTGGGTAGCGATATGCCTTGAGGAGAAAATTAACTCAGCAGAAAAAAACTTTGAAGCTACCAAAGATTGTTACTGGTCTGACCAGGTAGAGACTTTAACCAAAATTACTAAGAAGTTATGAAATTTGAACCATACTTAGGCAAGCAACTAACGAGAGCGATAAAAGCTAACACTACACGCTATGAGCGTCAGGTAGTATCTGAGAGGCACTTAATTAGTGTACATACCCTTAACACCGTTATAAGCGGAGAGCGTAAGATAACCAACTTTAACGAGCCAGCTCTAACCGAGATAATAAAAGTAGCTATACGTAACGCCAATAATAACGGCAAGACCTTAGCCGATTACTACCAAAAAAAAGAGGCAGCCGTAGCCACCTCCCTAAACAATCATTAACAATAACTCAGCAAAAATAAACAATTATGACAATATACAACAAATTAGCAGCCGTTAAAAAAGAGATAGGAGCTATCTCCAAAGACGAAACAAACCCTTTTTTTAAATCTAAGTACTTTGATATAAACGGGCTTTTAAGACATACAGAGCCACTTTTACAAAAGAACGGTCTACTACTATTGCAACCTATAATTAACGGAGAAGTGACCTCGCAAATTATCGATACTGACTCAGGAGAGAGCGTTACAAGTTCAATCTCTTTGCCTAATATGGATGACCCGCAAAAGTTAGGGTCTGCGGTTACTTATTATAGAAGATACACCCTACAAAGTCTTTTAGGCTTACAAGCGGAGGATGATGACGCTAACTCCGCAAGCCAAGCGGTAAAAAGTACTAAGCCTTGGATTAACGAAGGAGATAACACCTGGAAAGCTGCACTCGCTAAAGGCATAAACCTTGCAAAATTAAGAGAGCATTATTCGATAAGCAACGTAAACGCAACTAAATACGAAGATGCAATTAAAGGAATTTAAGCAAAGAGCCTCATCGGCTGGCAAACTTATGACTAACCCTCGCTCAAAAGGCGAGGTGCTAAGTCAAACCACTAAAAGCCATTTAGAGGAGTGGTTAAAGTCTGAGATATACGGCATACGCAAGCAAATCAAAAGCAAGTATCTTGACAAAGGCAACCAAGTTGAAGACTCAGCGATAGACTACGCAGCCGCAGAGCTTGGATGGTTATTTGCGATAAAAAATGAAGAGTTTTTTAAGGATGACTATTTCTGCGGAACTCCTGACGTAATACTCGAGGATACCATAGTAGATATTAAAAGCTCTTGGGACTGCTTTACCTTTCCGCTATTCGAAGATGAGATACCAAACTCGGATTATTTCTACCAATTACAAGTCTATATGCACTTAACGGGTAAACGCAAAGCGACTCTTTGCTACGTACTTATGAATACTCCCGAGCATTTAAGCTACGAAGAGCCGCAAGACTACTCAGATGTAGAGAGTAAATATCGGATAAAGACATTTCATATAGAATACGATATAGAAGTTATAGAAAAATTAATAGAAAGAGTAAAAATCAGTAGAGAATATATAAAGACGTTAATATGAGTGAGCGAATAATGAAGAGAGAGCTTGGAGAAGCCAAGCAGACTATAATATCGATGGGGATGCTTATAGCTGACTACGAGAAGGCTTTAAAAAAGTGCGGGTATATGGCTGAAAGGATAGAAATAATGCGAGATAAACATAGCTTAGGTACTACGATGCAAATGAGCAACGGAGAGCCGCTATACTTTGAGAGGATAATGGAGATAGTATCAATGTACTACAACGAAACCAAAGAGGATATAAGAGGTACTAAACGACCTCGCAACCTTGTAGACGCTCGACATATGTTCTGTTACCTCTCTAAGCAAAACACCTCATCAACTTTAAAAGAGATAGGAGCTTATATCGGAGGTAAAGACCACTCTACCGTTCTTCACGCCATAGATAAAATAACAGACCTTTTACAAAGTAATAAATTAATGCAGCGAGATTACAACAAAATAATTCAATTAATAAAATGAAAAACGCAACTAAACAAGTAGAGCAGCTCTTGAGGGATTACCCTGAGACTCGCGACAATTTTAAGAAGTTAATACGCAAAGCCTTGCAAGAGGTCTACGGAATTAACGTACTATCCGCCCTGATAATAGCAGAGCATTACAAAGCAGTAGAGACTATCCTACGAGCAAATCGTAAAGCCCAGCTAAATAACGAGGAGCTAAGAGGTGAAAAACGTAAACACCGCAAAGAGGTTATAAGCGAGGCTATTAAAAAAGAATTAGGTTACTAATGAGCGCAAAACTTAAACCAGGTACAGAGCTTCATTTGCACTTATTAAGTATCCAAGACTTAATAGACAAAATAGGCTTAGAAAAAGAGCAAGGCTTTAAAAAAGCAATTAGGTCTTTTGAGGCTTTTGTCGTTAAGCATAGCGATAACGCTGAGTTATTAAATTCAAAAGCGTATGAGCTTGCAGTCCATAACTGGAATGTAGTTCACAATAACATAGACTTAGATATTTTAGCCACTCCTATCGGAGAATTAACCATAGAAAAATGAAACTAAATATAAAGCTAACACTAATAGTAGCCATATCCGCTACGCTATTTATTATGACTTTGGTAAATATGTCTAAGCAAAAAAAAGCTTTGCCAGCTCCAAGAGTTATTATTCTGAGTAACACCGATACTATCTACCAAAAAATAGAAAAAATTAAGTTAAAATCTGATACAATTAAAATAAAATATGAAACAAAAATTAGCAATTATCGCCAGTCTTCTACTACTAACAAAATTAGCTTATTCGCAGACCGTATTAATCGATGAGGCTGGAGATACGACTATCTGCATAACTATTCCTCAAATGGATAGGGTCTATATTGAGCTACTGCAAAAGGATAGTTTAATAGAACAAGCTCATTTAAGCCACGCTAGAGAGCTTTTACTATACGAGGTAATAGATAGTTCCAAAAAAGATATAGAGTCTCTACAATCGCTTGTATATGCTATTGACGCTGAGAATATGGGTCTGCATTTAGATAACGAAAAGCAAAAGACTCAAATAAGAACTAATCGTACTATATCATTTATTACTATTGTAACTCTGTTTTTATTTATAGCTTTATGAGCTTAATTAGGAATAGCAAGCAAGTAAAGCAAGCTATTGATTTTAGCGGTATTCAAAATGGCAAAATACACCCTTCAGATATTGACGCAGTATTAGAGTTCGATAACCAGGTTTTAATTTTAATAGAGGTTAAGCGTATAGGTAACGACATACCAACTGGGCAGCGTTTATTATTAGAGCGTCTTTGTGATTCTTGGCATACCGATAAAAGTATAGTACTAAAAGTGGTACATAATTTTACAGAGGATAACTCCAATATACCTTTAAGGCTTTGCAGAGTTGAGAAGTCTTACTATAAAGGTGTTTGGATAACTAAAGACTCAGACTTAAAAGAAGCTTTAATTTTAATTGGTAAAACTTGGAATGTTAGTAAACTTATTTTTTAATAAGTGCAGTAAAAAGCTCTTTTGATACGTAATTATGCGGTATTATACGTATTTGCACTTTAAAGTGTAGTATAAGGTACTTTTATATGCTTTAATGTAGGATTTATGACACATTAAGGCTGTTAATTCGGATAATGTCGGAGTAAACGTCACAAATTTAGCAAATATTGTGACGCAAAGTAGTGAAGATTTGTCACGCTTTGGTATCATTTATAGGCGCAATGCTTAAAATATGGGCGCAATTGCACTATAAAACGGCAGTTTACTTATTTAGCAAATATTTGGAACTAAAGATTGGTTTGGATTTTTACAAAAAAAGTTTACTTATTGGTTTGGGTTTATACAATTACATTCCTAAAAATAAACAAGTGAATGAAGTTTTAGGAAAAATTCAGGCAGATTAAAAGGTAGTAAGTACCCGAGAGTCGAATACGTTTAAGTACATAACCTCTTTAGCTATTCGGTTGCTATTGCCAAACTCCGTCGTAGCTCTGATATATTGAGTTGTCCAATAAGGTGTTATATCGTGAAGGTTAAATAGGTAGATACCTTTAGGAGTTGAGTTTATATAGATAGCAGCATCTGAGTGTTTAGCAGTCTCATCTATCATAGCGTCATACTTCTTTTTTTCGAGTAGTAAGGTGTCGTAATGAGTCTTTCTACACTTCAGCTCTATTCGATGCTTTGCGGCTGGAGAGTAACAATCCCAGCGGCTCATTTGATTTTTAGACTTTAATAAGTCAAAGTAGATATTTGCTTCTAACCACTCGAAGAGGTCATTTTCTTGCATTAATAACCCTCTTTAGATACGTCAAAACTTGGGCAAGCTTTCGCAGCGTACTCGTTGTGACCGTTAACGCTTAGTATAGGGTACTTTTTGCGTATATCAGCGATTAGCTTTATCAAAGATTCTTTTTGCTCCTTAGTTCGAGTATCTTTAGCCTTAGTCATTTTCTTATCCATACCGCCAACGTAGCATATACCGATACTAAATTTGTTTTGACCGATGCAATGCGCTCCTAAAAGCTCTACTGGTCTACCAGCTTGTATCTGTCCGTCTAATTCTATAACGTAGTGGTATCCTATATCGTTCCAGCCTTTATCTGTATGCCATTTGCGGATAGTATCTACCTTAACGTCTCTGCCTTCAGGAGTAGCGGAGCAATGGATAATAACTTTGTTAATGGGGCGCATAATCTATATTTATGGTGACAATAAAAAGGTAAATAGTTAAAGTATGGTATTTGTATTCTTTTTGCGGAGCAATATACTCCCAGCCAATAGCAAATCTATCGTGAGGATAGTGAGCAGAGAAAGTTACTGAGTAATCCATTATAGTTCCTTTTTTACGTCTTTTAGCTTTACAATGATAGCTTTAATTTTATCAATAAACGAATAACCCTTAACTTTTACCCAAGACTCATCCATAGACTTAACCTCGATAGAGAGTAATACTAAGGCGATTACCTTTGTAGCTATAAACTCTACGCTTACTACACTCTTGGTTAAAGCGTTTATAATAAAGACGTCAGAGGCATATACGAGCATCACTACTGCTATATAACTAACGAGTTTAGGTACAAGCCCATTCCTAAACAATTTACTCGTAATAGGCTCTCCTAATTTCTTAGATTTCCACACTCCAAAGCAAGTGTCTATAATAGTAGCAAGTGCCACCATTAAAATTATGCCCTTTATAGGAGCAAAGAATAATACCAAAGCCGTTGCTACGCTACTCAGGTAAAGCTTCATTTACTTCAGGAATAACGCAAAGTTCACTATCTGGATAAGCCTCACAATAAGACTTGAAATAAGCCGCCTCATAGCCTCCAATGATGTGAAGTTGTGTGGTAGGCTTCGGGAACACTTCAAAGGGCTTAAAAGACACTAAAGGTGTTCTAAACCATAATATATCCACCGCCCAAGTTGTGGCAAGGTCTGAGCATACTTGAAAGCCTTCTTCGTTTACTTCGTATGCCTTGCATATATGCCCTAACTCCACTACCGCAACATCTTTGTAATTGTAAACCTCGTTACCTTCTAAATCGGTTGTCTTTACTTGTAGCTTTATTTGGAATTTAGACCATTCTGCAAGGTCTGTAAATTCGTATTTTGAATATTTTGTCATAATTTATATTGTAGTAAGGGTTTCAAGTTGGGCGTCACTCAAGGCAGTAGGGAAAACCAATGCTTGAGCCAAAGGCATTAAGGTTTGAAACGTATTATTAAAGTTAATTTCACTAATAGTAGGCGCAGTTCCGCTTGTATCAATCATTCTCTGAACTCCGTTGATGTATGTTACAAATCGGTTAGCCTCATAAGCCATTGCCCATTTAATTGCCGAAGGTTGCGTGGTGCTTAAAAAAGTGCTAACATTAACGCTTGCATTAACTTGCTGCGTGCCGCCATCATTGACTAACATACGTAATTGCTGGTTGCCACCCACTAAATCTTGCCATAAACGAATAAAACCAGCACTTGTATCTTCTTGGGCAAAGACAAAACGCTCACCGCCACCTGTGTTTGTTTCGGGATAGTATATCGTTTCAAAGTAGATTGTGCCAGCGTTAGCACCAAACAACGAACTTATCCCCGTCTTAAAAGCCGTATCAGCCAATCTTGTCACGCTACTTGCAACGGTAGGGATGTAGGAAGTGGGATAACTGCTTTGCTCGACTTGTCCACCCCAAACTGCAACATCAAGCGACAAATCGCCACCATTATAATAATTCCCCGTTCCTCCACGAGTTCCAAATAATATGCGTTGAGTTGCCGCTGACAAATTATTTAATGTTATTCTTGTCCATTGTGTTGTAACTTGAAAAACACTACCTTCACCATTGCCCCAATATAATAATAAATTTTGTGTGGATGATGTTAAACTTTTGGCATATATTGTTGCTGTGCCAGTTAAGTTCAAATTGCACAGGTTTGATGTTACCAATGAATAGTCGCTATCTGTTGTTCCCGTTCTTGAAAATTGCACTCTATCCGCATTTTGCGTTCCATCGGGCGAAGTAGTATAATTTGCCGTAACTACGGGCGTACTTGCTGAACCATTGTCAGCTTTTAACCAATCCGCATTATCTAACTGCTCACTATATTGAACCAAATTCGTACTCTGCTTCTCCAAAAGTAAAGAGCCGCATCCTCCCCCCGTATAGTCTATTCGGGGTACGTCTGCAGTCATTCCAACGCTTACCGCTGCGGTGGTGGTGGGGATGTATTCGGTAGTAACGCCCGTTTCAAGCTGAAATCCCCAGCCAAAAAATGTTCTGCTTGTACCAGTATATGAAATGCCGCCTCTGTCATCTGAGGATGTGATTGCGGTAGAAGTGCTTGAATGAACAAAACACAAAGCAGTCGTGGCGTTTATTGTTCCGTTAATAGAACAACGATACCATCCATTTCCAACATCTACAATAGAGCCGTTAATATACGTTGCCCCACCAGCACTACCAGTAGCCGTTGCGGTGATTGTTCCGCTTGTTAAATTAAACTGCGCCCCAAACCATCGAAAGTTTTCGTTTAAATCGTTAACGACTAAACGGACAATATCAAGTGTATTTTTTTTAGCAAAAAAACTAAAGCCGTAATCTTGGTTTGCGGTTATGGTAAACTGCTGATAAAAACGATGTGCAGTTGTTATGCTACCTTCATTAAAAGTATCTGCGGTAGTTGTTCCATCAGGCGCAGCAGTAGTGTTACCAGATATTGTTGCGTTTTGAATAACATAAACAGCATTAGTCAAATCTTCGCTGTGCAAAGCTAAATTTGTCCGCACCTTCTCAATCAACCCCTCAGCATTCACCCTTGTTGCGGTGCTTGCTCTTGTAAAGGTTAAATCGCCACTTCCATCGGTTGGCTTTAAACTATATATTTTGTCCTCTTTGTAGCCCGAAGGGTACATTATGAGGCTGGCGTCGTCGTAAAAACTCATATTATTTCATTTAAAAATCTAATTGCACAAGTGCTATTCTCTACTATGCCGCTATCGGCAATAACTCTCTGTCTATACGCAGCAAATATTACGGGTGCTATGCTACCGCCTATTAATACGTTGCTATATTGGTACCCGTATCCGTACATTATGCAAAAATAGCTAAGACGCTTCCGCTTGTCATATTAACTCTTTTGATAAAAGAGCCTCCTTTAGGTGCTATAATTACACCAGCCGATAAAGTTACTCCGCTTATATTGCTTTGAGTTATTAAGTTAGCGTCTGCTTGGTCTGTAAGGTTAGCGAATACCGCAGCCTCGTTCACTACTAAGTATGCTACTTCCTGAGCAGCCGTAAAAGTAACGTCACCGCTTACGTAATATTGTCCGTTTCTTGAGATTTGAAGTTCTTGAGTGGTCATTTTATATATATATTTTAAATTGTGTTATCGTGCTAATTAGAGATTAGGTATTGTATATTTTCTATTAAACAAGCCTCGTTCTCTATTCTTTTTTTGTAAGCGTTTAAAATTGGTATCCAAGGCTCTACAGGTAGCTGGCATCTTGCGTAAGAATACGAGCTACTAAGGGACATATTAATCGCAGCTCCAGCGTATAAGCTATCGAACCTCTCAGCGAATGGCTGAATACTCCAAGTCTTATTTAAAACTACGTTTAAGTCTTTATCCGCCCAGTCTGCTTTATTGTAGTTCTCAAATATTGCCATAATATCTAAGGCTATTAAGCTACACTCGTTTTGTACGCTCACCTCGTTAGTAGCAGTATTAAGCTCTGTAACGTTATCGCATATAAAAAGGTCTAAGGAGTAGTCAATACCATTAAAGCCGTTAGGTGCTATACTTACTACGTCGTAAATTAGGTAAACTCCAGTTACATCTTTAGTCAAATCTACGTCCCAAATATTACCTTTTAAAATAGTATTTATTTGCGGATGCTCGGACGCTATGCCTTGCATTATACTAAAGATATTTTTTATCGTTAAAGTTTTCATAGGATAAACTGACTACGCCATTGAGTGTCCATCTCAGGTCTTACTACATCGTCTCCAGTTGGCGGAGTCTTATAAAGTGGGTAAGAGTCCTCGTTAGCTTTTAGGTATAATTTTAGTTTACGTCTGTAAAAATCTGCGTTATCCTTAAAGATATTCTTTGCAGTTACAAGCTCTTGCTGAGATAAAGTACTAAAGTTGTCTCCTGAGTGCGTACCCGCTCCTTTATTAGTTAGCTTGTACGTACCTATTCTTGTATACTTGTGGCAAACCTCCCATTTTAAAGCATCTCTTAAATATTCTTTGATTAGTATCTCGTTAAGGTTAGATACGGTGTTAGTTTGTATTTGAGTTTGTACCTGGTCAAATAAAGCACTTCCTAAAATAGGTCTGACAAAGGTATTTTGTATGCTATCTATTAGCGGCTTTAAATATCCGTCATCAACATTATAGTTTAAAACGGTGTTTTCTTTGACAAAGGCTGGGCTTACTATTAAAATCATTTCTTTCTAACTATAACTTGTTTCCAAATGTGACGGCAATACGGAATACTTGTCTCTGTATCAGGTTTTCTATACCAGCCTCCTCGAGCTAACCAAACGTCTGTAACGTCTGTAATACTACTCGTCTTCATATCGTTTCTTAAAAGCTCTATTTCGGCTTTAGAGTAAAGCTTTTTTTTGCTCATCATTTTACGACAAAAATCTCTTGACTCAGTTTTCAAAGCTGGAGCGTCACTTCTTAAAGTGTATTTGTATTTTACCTCTGTTTGAGGAACGTCTATAACCTCAGCTACTTTCCTACCCGTTGGGGTTAGCTCAATAGCCTCTCCCGTAATCTCGATTAGCTTTGAGTCCTTTAGTATTCCTATCGAAGTAATTAACTCAGGAAAGGTCAACTCTAAAGCACTACTTATGCCGCTTGCTTGTATTAAAGGATTGGTTAAAATAGCTTTTAGTACTCTTTGTATTATACCTTGCCCAGTAGTAGCAAACTCCATAGGGCTTCCGTCACTATCAAAGTGAATATCGAAAGCTCCTATCTCTTCGTAATCGTCTTCGCTTACTCCTATGTTATCAAATAAGTGGCTTATATCGCTATCATCCGCAAAGTGCGAGCATAAAGCTACTGGAGCAACTGGAGCGGCTACCTCCTCGGCTAATTCTAAGCCCGTCTGTTGGTTTATTAGTTCTCGTATCTCGCTACGAGTAAGGTTAGCTAAAATAATGTCAGAGGTAAGGTCTACGGTGTCGATAGGTTTAAGAGGTATAATCTCTATATCCGTTTTTTGTATCTCGTAAAACGCTAATTTTTTAATCGTTCTAAGTAAGGTATTTTGTCTCTCAGCGATATACGTATTTGTGAATATCTCGTATGCTAAGTCCAGCTCGTTTCTTGCTCCTAACTGCCCAGCTTCTTTTACTCCAAATAAAATAGGGTTAGTTACTCGGTGTCCGATAAAGATAGACTCCTTAACTCTATTACTCATCTCTAAGTATCTTTCGTGCAAATCGTTTCCGTTTAGGTTACTTATCTCACTACCGTTCTCTTTAGAAGGAGCGAATAGGTGAACTATTTTAGTACCGGTAGCTTTGCCGAATTTCTCTTGGAAAGTCTCCTCAAACTCTTTAGCCTCTGCTTGAGTCTCAGGTACTCCGTTATTATGCTGAATAAGCGTACCGCCTACAAAGCCGTTCTTAACCTCGTTTAACCAGTAATCGCCTATTTGTACGTCTGTCTTAATTTCAGCTAAAGAGCCTACGTAAACTGGCAAAGGGTAATACTTTAAGTTTGGTCTGTAGTCTACGTGGTAAATTACGCCTCTCTTTTGCTCTTGGTCTTTTGGATTGTACCTATCTAAGTATTGTATTTTAGGTTTACCGTTTCTTAAGCCTTTATCGGTTATCCATTCGTCCGAATATTGCAAGCCTCCGTCTAATCCTACTCGTATATTAGCAAAATCTATGTGGTGATACTGGTTGCCCACCCCCGTTTTAATAACTTCGATAGCGTATCCGTTAAAAATCTCGTAGTCTAAAGAGATTCTTTTGAGTAGCGAAGTCCAATCCTCGTCAATATTAGCAAAACTAAGCCATTTTTTAGTAGCTAAGTCTTCAGAATACAAGCCGTTACCTACCGTATAACCTACTTTACCGTTAATTATAGCGTTATGAGTGCTGCTATCGTTGTATAAATCAATCAGCTCAAAGGGGTAAATATTATCTACTCCAAAATAAACTATATTTTGATTTTTTTTCTCTAAGAATTTAGGTATTTCAGCCGATGCAAACTCGGTTATTATTGCGTTATTATTCATAAATAATGGTCGTTTCCTGATTTGTATACGAATATACTATTTCTTGCGGTTGTTTTAATCTTAATATACCTCGGTGTATCTCAATACCCGTAGTTCCGCCCAAAGTAGTGGCGTTTATAATCTTATATGGATAGTCTCCGTTGTTTGGGAGGTCTATTGTGGCATCTGCAAGGTCTTGTACTCCGTCTTTTAAGATAAAGTATACATACCTTCCGTTTATGCCTTGCGGTGCTTCTAAAGTAGCGTTTACCTTATACTCAGCCGCTTCAATGGTCATAGTGAAATAGGAATACTCAACCTCGTTAGAGATATTAGTATAAATATAGTTGGTTGTGTTTTTTGTGATTATGTCCATTGTAAAAAAAAAGCCCACCACCGCTAAGTAGTGGGCTGTATTGTTAGAGTTTAAACTCTTATTAAGCTAAAGGCAAAGTGCCTATGTAAAGTGCCATTGGCTCAGGCTCTTGACCTTGGAAAGAAAGGCTATAACCATTTCTATCTCCTAAAGCAGTACCAGTACCGTTGTCTCCAGCGGTCATTCTGACTCCGTTTTTAGCACCCATTAACCAATAAAGACCATTGTTGTCTTTTATGATTATAGATAGTTTGGCTCTTGAAAGCAACTTAATTTCGTTACGTTTTGCCGAGTCCATTTTATTTAATACGTAAGTACAAGTTTGGTCAAAGTAGCTTGTTCCGTTCTGAGCGTTAACCGTTGGGTTATCGTTCATAGTAGAAGCTGCTCCCTGAGCATTTGTACATTCGTATTTGTAGTAAGCAAGTCCCGTTCCTGTTACAGAAGAGGCTTGACCGCTTGCGTTGTAAGCTACTACGAAGTTAGTAGGCATATTAGCGAACCAAAATTCCGCTATACCTCCAGCACTATCGTTACAGCCTACTAAAAATCCTTGAGTTAAGTTACACATAATATTTATATTTTAAATTGTTATGTGAAACTATGCCGATAAGGTAAACTGAACGATTTCGTTAGGGTAAGCTACTTGTAAACCTCTCTTAAATTTAACTCTGTAGTAAACTTTGTCTTCAAGTTTTTCGTACCACATATCAAATTCTTCTTCGTCATTTTGTAAGTCAAAACCTAAGAAGAAGTTATCTGAAGTTCCAAGGAACATTCTGTTAGTACCGTCAAGACCTACAACACCTACCAAAGTAACGTTTTTACCTGGGATAGATACTGAGTAGTTAGCCCAAGAAGTAGCGTCTACGTTAAATAGATTTTTAGCGTTTAAAGTATCTACGAATTTGTCAAAAGTATCTTGACCTACGAATAACACTTGGTTAAGAGCAGACTTAACTTTCGCTGGTCTTGCGTTACAGATGTTATTGATTATAGTATCTACGTTACCTGAAGCGCCTGAAGTGATAGAAGTAGCGGCAGAAGTATTGCCAGCGATAGCAGTACCAGCGGCACCGATTATTTTGATAAGTCCGTCATATCTATTGATAAATACGTTACCTGAAGCAGTATCTCCTTGCCAATCAGCAGTCTCGTTATGCTCCATAATAGTTTTGATTATAGAATCAGCAACCTCAGCTTCAAAAGCCATATCCTCAGTTTCAGCGTTACCAGCTCTTAGCAAGATTTGAGTATATTTAGGGATAAGGTCTTTCATACAAAAACCGTCAAAGTAAGTGATTTGACCTACGGTGATGTCTCTGTTAGTAAACACTACACTACCTGAAGCAGTCGGAGAACATCCGCTACCATCCTGAGGAAAAGCAGTTACTGCTAAAAGGTGTAAAGCGTCAGTTTTTTTAACGCCTGATTGTAAAGTGAAATAATCACTTGAAGTTTTCTCGAAGTATAATCTCGAGATTAGGTCCGTTGATTGTTCGTTTACGTAGTTAGTAAGCGACGATACATTAAATGCCATTTTTGTTTATTTATTTTAATTTGTTTGCTCTGATAACCGCACCCATAGCAGCCGCTTTTTCGGCTCTTGATTGCGCTTTAAATTCTTGTGGCTTTGAAGAGGTAGCCGCCTCACTCTTTACGATTTCTTCAAGCTCAGTACCTACCTTACTTAAAGTTGCGCTAAATTCTTTTTTTAAACTTTCTTTGTCAGCTACGATAGCTGCAAGCTCTAATTTAAGACCAGCGTTCTCAGCTTTAACACCTTCTAAAGTAGCAGTAAAAGCCTCAGCATATTTTGCAAGAGCTTTCTCTACCATTTCGTTAAGCATCTCAGTAGTGAACTCGTTTTCTTCACTTGCAATTTCGCTCATCGGTTGGATGTTTACTACTAAGCCTCCAGCGGTCTCGATAATAGTTCCGTCAGATACTTCGTGGATACCGTCAGGGGCTGCTACTTCACCTTCAGGTAATACTACGGTTATCGCAGTACCTTCCATTAGTTCGCCTTCCCATTTTACAATAGTTCCGTCTACTAAAGCAGCCTCACCGAAGATTTTTTCCTCAGCCGCTACCTCTTCGTCTGAAAATACAGACTTGAGCGTATTTATTACGCTTTCTAAATTGATTTTATTCATTTTTTTAAATTTGTACGGTTCTAAATCGAAAACACCCTCAACGCTAAATCCTTTTAGGATTCCGTCTTCTTTAACTTTAGACCAAGCCTCGTCATTCTCTACTTTTGCAGCGATAAACCAAGTACCGTCTGCTACGTTCTCAAAACCTTTGGGGGCTAAAATGCCGAGTTCTTGGTCAGTAATAAAAGATTGGTAGATATATACTCCATCTAATATCTTAAAAGCGTTGTGCTGCTCGTTAAAATTGTTGTGTTTGTTTTCTTTGAATAGCTTTTGTACCAACGCCTTTATAGTTTCCTTACGGAATATAGCATAGTACTCGCCTCTCTCGTCTCTACGATAAATAGGTAGGTCAGGTATCATAGCTGCACCCATTACTATTCTTTTTTCCTCGTTAATTATTTCAAACTTATGCGGGGCAAAAGCCTGATAGTTTAATCCAATAGCGGGAGCATCTACAAAGGCTATCGCTTGCAGTCCTTCGACGTCATCGCTTAGCTTAAATTCGATAAAAGGCAAATCCATTCTTAAAGTATATACGATAGGAATAAACAAGGGGCAATAAACTTTTATAAATAAATAGCTTGCGTATTAAAATTAAATACTATATTTGCCAATATATTAATAGATATGAAATATACACTTTTAATAATCCCGATTTTTATGTTTTTTTGCACCGCCTCAGTGCAGTACGATAAAACAAAAGAAGAAACAATGCAAGACCCTCTAATAGCTGCCATAATAGAAGTAGAGAGCGGAGGTGATACGTTGGCTTATAACTCAAAAGAAGATGCAGTAGGCTGCTTGCAAATACGCCCTATAATGGTTAGAGAAGTAAATAGGTTAGTAGGTAAGGATAGCTTTACTTTGTACGATAGGTGGAGTAAGGTTAAAAGCATTCAGATGTTTAATATACTACGCTCTAATATTAAAGAAGCGAGTAACGAAAAAATAGCAAGAGTGTGGAACGGAGGCTATAATGGAAAAAATAACCCTAAAACGCTTAAATACTGGAATAAAGTAAGAAAACAAATAAAATGAAGATAGAGATTAAAAACCTCAGCGAGTTTATACCAGCTCTCGAGGATTGCTTTGTAGAGATGTACATAAAGCGTTTAGATAGTCTAAGGATTACTATAACTTACAAAGAACAAAAGTACAAAACTACTTTAACCGATAAGACAAGCATAGAAGCCGAGTACGATAACTTTGTAGCTCGGCTATTTGCTTAGTTACTCTACGACTACGGCTTTGCTATAAATTCCGTCTATGTTTCTTGTAGCTCTGCGTATGTCTGTTTCGGTTACTATTACCTTAGTCATAGGCGTATCGTTAGAGTTTGCAGTTTGAGTAAACCCTATTGGACTAACTCCAGCACCTCCACCGCCTAAACTTGAAGTAGTAGGGCTTGTAGGAGATACCGAACTACCTTTAAATTGCGACTTTCTTATATTATTTACCTGAGCTAAACCGAAGGCAGTAGCAAGACCAGCTTGTACGGCTGGATATGCTGGGAATATAGCAGTAATTGGCGAACTTTGAGCAGTCTTAAAAGCCGCTAACGCAGCCTCGTAAGTAGATATAACACTCATACCTATACTAACTGCTTTACTTAGCTCAAACGCTTTCTTTTGGCTTGCCTCGTCTTCTCTTGCAAAAGATTCAGTAAGACTTTTAACTGCGTTTAGAGTGTTTATTGCTAAGTCTATTTTACCTTGTTGTAGTGCTACTGCATTTTCTTGCTCCTTTTTATTTAGAGCGGTAATCTCTGCAAGTACCGCAGCCTCCGCAGTTAGTGTAGCTTGTCTGCTTGCTTCTTTAAACTGGTCTAAAGCTATTTGAGCGTCTACCTTTGCTTGAGTCTCTGCCTTTGCGTCATCTACTATTTTTTGTAATCTCTCCTCTTCTATTCTTTGGCGTTCCTTTTCAATATCTCTTAAAGTTATTAAAGACTTTAATTTGTCCTCTATTTGCATAGCGTCAAACTTCTGTCTTTCATAAGCTAAGTCTGATTCGCTTTGGCTTAAGGCTTTATTCTGCTCAAGTAGTTCTTTATTTAAAGCTATTTGATTTACTATTTGCTCAGACCTAAAACCCTCTACGGCTGCAAGTACTCCAGCCTTATTTGCAAGAGCTTCGGTTAAAGCTACTTGGTTTTCTATATTATTATTTTTGTTTAACTCTGATTGCGCTGCCGCTATTTGTAAATCTGCCTGAGATACCATAGCTTTCTCTTGCATCTCTAAGATTTTACCTAACTCGTTATTAGCGGTTATCCTTTCGCTTATGCTTTTACTTTCGTCATCTCTTATTTGTCTTTGCTTCTCCGCAAGTCTATCGTACTGCTCTATCAATAAACCTTGTTGAGCCGCTGCCAATAATGCTGAGTTTTTTAAAGCTACGTTTGTTTTAGCTTGCTCTATTGCTCCGCTTATACTTATTTTGCTTATACCGTCTACTGAAGCAGTTACTACTTGCCCTACTTCGCTTATAGCTTTACCTAAATTACTTCCTACTTGGCTTCCAGCTTTTACGGCTTCTTTTGCTACCTCAGCTATCGAGTCTTTAGTTTCTTCTATTCCTTTAGTAAGCTCTGTTATAGTCTTAGCGTCTTTACTTCCAAAAAAGGACTTCTCCCAAATTAGCTGCGCCTCTTGTATGCCTAACTTAATACCATAGAAAGCTAATTGCAACGGGGTAATTGCTAAACGCAAAAGTCCCAGCATTACATTCTTTAAGCCCTCAAATCCTTTAGAGCTTTTAGATACTTGCTCTACTACTCCTACTATAACGCCTACGACCTTACCTAATACAATAGATATAGTCTCCATAGCGACGCTAAATACGTCTACTACTTTTTGGTTTTGGCTTAATGCATCAAATAAAAACTTTAACGCTGCCAATACTGCGCCTATTCCAAGAGCTTTAAATGCAGTCCCTACGGCTTTTACTCCTCTCGATAGTATACCGCTTCCAGTTGCGGCTTTCTTTTGAGCTTCTGCGGTTTTATCTAATCCCTTTTTAGTATTCTCAAGCTCTTTATTGTAGGCGTTTACCTCTCCTGAAGCTTTAGACTGCTCGTTAGTTAGGTCTCTAATAGCTAACCTTTGGTCTTTAATAGCTACTTTTAGCTCCTCTTGTTTATCCTTTAACTCTGTTTGCCTTGCTAACTCAGTTTTAGAGGTGCTTGCTTGTATTTTATCGAGGTCAAGTAGTTCTTTTTCAAACTCGATTAATATATCCTTTTGCTCTTGGATATTAGTGCCTAAGTCTTGAAGTTGCTTATTTAACTCCGCAAGGGTCATATCACCCTTTTTTATATTTACCTCTAAGTCTAAGGCTATTTTTTTATCTGCCATTATAGTTTTATTATTCTGTATACTAAATTAATTGTTAAAGTTGTATCACCGCTTGGAAAGGTCATATCAGTACTGGGGCTTTTTAAGATTATAGCTTCTCCGAAGTGTATGTCAGCTTCTATGTGAGCGTCTTCGTCTATATACCCTACGTTATTTGCGGTATTAAAAAACGCTGCTTTTATGCTATACAAAGAGTGAGCTTCTACTGAGGTTTGAAACTCTAATTTTTTACCCGTTGTAGCTGGGTCTCCGTTTAATCTAATATATCCCCTTGTTATTTGGTAAAACTCGTCGGCTGGTAAAGTAGGTAATACCTCAAGCCCTTGGGTTAAGTTTTCAAGTACTGAGGTAGGAACTACGATAGAAGCTAACTTCTCTACGAATAGACCGTTAATATAAGTCTCGTCAGGTCTTATAGCGTTAGTGTAAGGAGAGTTAATTATAGTTACGTTGTCAGCGTTTACATCTGAGTAGTCACTCCCAATAACTAACGCATTTACAGAGTTTAAGGATTGACTTACGTTATCCGAAGCAATAAGCGAACGAGTGCCGCCCTTTACGCTTTCTCCAAATTGTAGAGAGTCCTGAGTCTGACCAGTATTACCGTTAGGCTTTACAAGTCCGTTGCCTATTGGTAACTCGTTTCCGTTTTCATAAGTTCCGATACCTCCGTATACTGGTTTAATCTCTCCTATAAACGCTGCTTTAGGCTCTACCTTTAAAAAGGTACACTTTGTAGTCTGTCCGCTTGTAGCGTCATAATCTGTTACGCTTAATAATCTCCAATAGCTTCCATCAATGTAATAGTTCTTACGGAAGGAAAGCTCGTTGTAGTCGTAAGGTCTTAGAGCTAAATAGCATTCGAGTATCTTGCTATTCTTGTCGGTAATCTCCTCTATATATTTTTTCCAAAAGAAATTATAGCAATTAGTATTCGGATAGTTAAGGGTGTAAACCTTGCCGTAGTTAAAGTTATAAAATAGCTGCTTAGGTACTCCCCAGTTCAAATCAAAAGTAGGTTCGTAAGGGTTATCTAAATGACCAGCGTAAGGGTAAGAAGTTTTCAAGCTACTTTCAAACGCCCAAGACTTTTGAGTAGGTAATAATCCACCCCAATATAAAAGCCTAATTTTGGCGGTAGCTTCTGTTACTTGTCCATTTTCGTTTACAAATAGCATAGCCGATATAACTCTATCGTTATCGTCTGAGGAATAAAGCGGAGTAGGTGCAAATATTGTCCCTATCGTTTTATCTGAAGTTATAAAATCGTTGTCTACGTTTATTATTTTTTGTCCGTAAACCTCGTCATAGATATTCTTATAGTTATCGTTTAAAGAGTCTTTGTCTTCTTGGTCTGCAAAGATAAACCTACCAGCGTCTAAAGCTCCTAAAGGCTTAATAAGGTAATCTTTTGACCTATCTACCATTTGCTCTATATCTACTTTGTCAGAGGTTAGGTAATCGTCTCTTGTCTCTATTATTAATTTAGTATCGTCTAAAGGGTCATAATCTATATAAAGGTTAAAACGCTTAATAACACTACTAAATAAATCTATTTGCTTAATTTGTTTTGGTATAACTAAATTTGTAATAATTGTCTCACCTACTCCAAGCTCAGTCTCTAAATATTTAGACGCTAAAGTACTTCCCGTTTTTAATTTAAAGTCAAACTCATTATGTACCGCCGCTACAAAATTATTAGATACATAATAAACCTCTCCAATAGAAATAAAATACTCACCGCCCAAAGTAGTATCTATTTCCCCAGTTTTAAAAGTAACTGAATTATTAGGTATTACGGAACTTGGAGAGGATAAAGAGTTGTCTATTGCATTTTGCGTTATATTAAGTTGTAGTATTTGTTTTATAGTATAATTTAAACCTATTTTTTCTACTACAAAAGCTCTTACGTAAGCTTTAAAGTTTGGAGAAGATGAAAGAAAATTAAGAATATCGGTAGTATTTACTGCAATTTGCGTATAAATTAAATCAAAATTTAAAACTCCCTGAAGGCTTATTTTGTTATCTGCTTCTGCAGTATAAATACCCGTCATCTCGTTATACTCGTCCTCGCAAGTATTAAAGTATTCATTAGGGAACTCAGCTTCTAAACAAGATTGGTTTTCTAATACTCCACCGTTAGCAGTTACTCGAGCGTAATAATCTGAGATAAAATCTGCTTTGTCAAAGACTAAAATACTATCGGCTAAATTAGCTGGGTCGCTTATACTTTGGCATTGCACTAAATCGCTTGTTATGCATTCCGCACTAAACTCCTTACACAATATAGCAGCGTTGTCTAAAAGTATCTTACCGCTTCCGTAAGGAATTATTAAGCTCTTAAATAGCGTTGTGTTTAAAAAAGTGCTATCGTAAGTATATCCCGCCTCTTCGATTATAGCGTCTAAGTATTGCTTTAAGTAAATAGCTGGTTTAAATTCTTGAGTTTTCCAAAGAGTATACCTACTACGCCCTCCTATATCTATCATAGGGTAAACGTATCCCTCGCCTATTGTAGCCGTCCAGCTATCCTCTATATTAGCTTGAGTCCAAGCGTGGTCTAAAGCGGATAGGTCTAAGTCTTGTAAGTACTTATCCTTTATCTTCTCAAATAGGTTACCTACCTTACCCGTAGCAGCTATCTCGTAAGTTACTAAGCCGTCTATGTCTTTGATTGATAAAAGCTGGCAATATCCGTCAATTACTAATACTCCGTCTTGTAGTATCTGATAGCTTGTTTTAAGGTTAGGATTAAAGGTTAAAAAATCTACGTTAACATCGAAAGCGTGTTCAAAGATTTGGTTTACTAACTTGCCCTCAGGAATAGTAATAGTCTTAGAGTAATCGCTTAACCTTTTTTGTGGGTTATTTACATCGTAAGCCTCTTTTGTTAAAGGTATAGCCCCTTCGTTATGCGGTATAGAGTAGCCCGCTATAATATGCTCTATTACCATTGTCTCTCGTCTGAGTTTTCAATAGTCATATCTAAAGCTAAACTATACACTAATCCGTTCTCGCTTTTGGCGTGCTGGTAGGTATTGCCGCTTACGTTTACGCTTACAAAGCCCTCGTCACTTCTCCAATAAACTTCAGGAGACGAAATAAGGTCTTCTAAGCCACTTACCTCGAAGTCTTCAAGTAATCTACTATTAAGATTATAACTCTCGCTTGTAGCGGTGTTAAAAGCCCTTGTACGTTGTGCTGAGGTTTTATAAACTAAAGTACTACCGCTAACTCTATCGGGAGAGTATTTTGCAAAGGTTTTATTTATCTGCGTAGTTTGGTTGCTCTTGCCGTCAAAGACAAAGCTATTAAAGCCTCCCCAACGATTTAACCAGTGCAGTTCGTAAGGTGTGTAGTTAGTATCGCAGCTATCTAACTCATAAAGGTAAGCATTAGATACAAGCTCTAAAGTAGACTCATCGTATATAGCTACTGCGTAGTATTTGGCGTTTGTCCAAACTATCGGAGTATCCCAAGCGTGAGCAGAGGCTTCTTGCCTTCCAATATCTAAAGCAAAGTAACCCTTTGAGGTAGTGCCTAAGTCTAACTGACTAAGTGAGATTTGAGTAAAAGAGGCGTTTAGTGTTTTAATCCATACTCTAAAATTTGCAGTCGCTCCACTTTGTACCCATTGTATTTGAGTCTTTTGGTTAGTCTTTACCTTTAGCCAATTATTAGCAGAACTAAAAGCGTTTATAACCGGTATTGTATTACTAAAATTACTAAGTAGGTTTTTAAATGTTGCGCTTGTCGCTAATTGGTAATCTTGCCACTCGTTAGAAGCAAATTGAATGTACTTAGGAGAAGCAGCCGAAGAGCTTATAGTGTTAGAGGTAACTACCGAGCCTTGTAAAGCTCCGTTGTAATACTCCTGAAATGTTACCCTAAATTGATTTAAAGTATTTGTTATAAGCCCTACCGTATCTCCGTTAGGTACTGAGTAGGTAATAGGCACAAACGATTTAACTACGTCTTGGATGCTTAGTATAGCCTGAGTAGTGGAAGGTCTTACGTTTATTTGCTGAGTGCTTATAAGCGTATTCGCTCCACTTGGGTTTAGATATACTTTACATACTATTTTAAAGCCAGGTTGTGCGGTACTTGTTGAGCTTAATAAATACTCAATAGGCGCAAAGGCTGGTCTTATGTAAGTTGTACTCGGTTGGTCTTGGATAGTAATAGCCATTTTCTATATATACGCCCTAAAATAAAAAAGGACTCATAAGAGATTATTTTAACTTAATTACTTCTAAAACGTAATCACTATACTGAGTTAAAAGCATCTGCTCGAAAGCTATTAATTTTTTATCGTTTATAACGTTGCTATAAAAGTTGGTTCGCTTTGTTCCGTTGTTAAATATGCTGCGAGCTATTGCAAAGGCTATACCGTTTCGTATCTTCTCAGCGTCTTGCCGTTTACCTGATTTAGTGTTACTTGTTCTTGGAGCGTTTATACCTCTATTAAGCATAAACTTCCGTATAGCTTTTATAGGTGGCATTTTATTAGTGTATTTGAACCTCGATATACCCGTATTGTTTTTAGCTCCGCTTACGCCCTCGTCTAAGTACTCATAATAATCAGGCATTGCTATTGTAATCTTAAATCCGTTTGCGGTTACTACTACGGGCTGAGCGTTGCCGTCTCCTATCGCCTGAGCAGTATTCCCGCTTGCGTATCTGCCTACGTCTTTTAAGGATTGTACTAAGTCATCGACAACCGTTTGCCAATACTTATCTAAATTAGCGTATAATTTATTTTGCATTCTTTTCGTAGTTAGCTTTCTCTACCATATAAGCCCACCAGTTAAGGAACTCAATCGCTCCAAGTTTAGTTGTTTCATTTATGCTTATATTGTGGAGTTTAGACATAGCCTCTATTATGCTGAATAGTCCCCATCGTTGTCCAAAATCTCCCGCGTCATCTTCAGAGTGTCCTTCATCCACTTGCTCAAAGAGTCCTCGGTATTGTTCAAGTAATCGTTCCAAAGATTCCAAAAAAAAACAAAGATATTCCATACCTTGTCTAATTCCGTTCCTCGTATTAAAGCTGCTCGCTCATTTAAGCTGAGGTTATCGTCTCCGTAGTTTTTGCCTTCGGGCTTGCTTATAGCTGCTAAGAGTAAATCCATAACCTTAACGCCTTCGCCTGAGTACTTACTTCTAATATTGATTATGTCAAGAAGCTGACCGCTTGTTAGCTTTTCGGGTTTATGCTCTATATGATAAACGCTTCCGTCAAGTATTACTCTGCTATTAATTTTTAGCTTCTCTAACTGCTTAATATTAAACTCCCCAAGCTCTGCCATCATTAACCCGAAGTCTTTTAGCTTAACCTTACTTGCCTCCTCGTAAGTAATATCCCTTATTGCTGCTACTGCGTAGATGTTCTGCTCCATTACGGGCAGCGTGCTATCTATCTCGTTAAGTAGCTGGTATTGTCCTACGGTAATCTTAGATAACTTTGTATGTTCCATATCCTTTCTTACTAAATTTGTGCATTATTAAATACCTAAGTGCGTCTATTGCGTGATTATAGCCGTCTATCGGAACGTTTAAACTATCTCCGTTTCTGTCTACCTTCCACTTATACTGCTCCAATTCTTTTATTAAATTTTTACTTGACGAATGTACGTTAATTGAATAACCTTTTAGCAAGTTAATTCCAAACATTATACTATCTGCTCCCTTCTTAACCCCGTCAATAGTCCAGCGTAAACGCCTAAGCTCTTCTATACTTTTAGGCTCGGCACTATCTGCCACTATCAAAGCTCCTTTGCTTATGCCTAAAGCCTCCATTCTATCGCTTATATCTCTATTTGTTAGCCCAGTCTCATATATTAACTCCTTTACCCATAACTCGCCGTCTTGAAGCCTTACCTCTACTAAAGTAGTAGGGTCATTAGTGAAACCAAAGTCAATGCCATATCCTATTAAGTTTTTATCGTCAAAGCTCTCGTTTAATACGTACCACTTTTTTAAGATTAGCCCTTCTATCTTACCGGTACGACCTCGAGCGTATACCTTCCATAAGTCTAAGTCCTTATCTTTTAGAGCTTCTATCTTTTCGCGTATCTTATCACTTAAAAAAGGATTGTGCCTATGGTCTGAGATTATTAACTCAGCGTTCGGCATAGGTATTATTTTGTCGTGAACCCAAAAGCTTGTATCAGGGTTATAGTCTAAATAGACTTGCTTGCGAGTACGTAGGCTTAACTGCTCAAATATATTGTAGGGTATTCCGTTTGCCTCGTTTACGAATAGATAATCTCTCTTACCTGACTTTGCGTCTTGCTCGTTATCATAAGAATTGAACTCTATGATAGACCCATTCTTAAAAGTGAATACCCTATCTGAGCGATTGTAGAAAGTTACTTGCTGCTTAATAGCCTCATCTGCATTATGAATGTCGATAGCATCTCTTAAAGCTCCTACTTTTAAGTTAGGTATATCTTGACCTACTACGGTTATAGTGCAAGTGTCTGCTATTGCTTTTGAGAATAGCACTTGGAGTATAGCGTAAGTTTTTCCTGAGTTATGAACTAAGACATCAAAGCCTACATCTAAAAAATAGTTATGGCAGTCCTCTACTTCTATATCGTAGACTATTTGCTCTTCTACATACTCCCAGCTTTCTACTTGGCTTAAATCAAACATTATAGAACTTGCCTCTTCTTTTAGATACTACCTCTTTTATTGTGCATTCAGAAACTTTGTATTTTTCTGCAAGCACTTGTCTGCCATAATAACGCCCGCTATTTGCTGCGTGTTCTCTTATCTCTAAAACATCTGACTCGGTTAGTTTAGCCATTCCATTAGAGCTGCCCACCTTTACAGATATTAGCCCAAGTTTGTAAGCGTGTTTTATATTTTCAGACTTAGTAATATACTCCAAGTTTTCAATAGAGTTATTTATCTTTAATCCGTCTATATGGTTTATCTCATACTTAGTAGGTCTATCGCCTAAGAAAGCAAGGCATACGAATTTGTGTACGTAAGAGCTTCTATATTTACCGCTATCGTCTTTTAGCATAGTCTTTAAATACCCTCCACTTATAGAAGGCTTTAAAACTTTAACCTTGTTAGTTCGCTTGTAGTTTAGACTTCTTAATCTACCAAGAGTACTCGCCTCGTAATCGCTAAAACCTTTAATCTTTTTCCAATGTTCCATTTTGTAAAGATAGTATATATTTTAGAGAATACCAACCGCCCTCGTAATAAAATTTGTGGTCTTCAGTAGCTATAATTGTCTGCCCATTTTTTAGCGTTACTTTAATAGTTCTTTTGCTATTATCGTACTTAAACTTATTTAATACCTTACGCCACTCGATAGACTTTTTAGCCTCGTCATAGCATTTAACTAAATCTCCTACCTCTATGTCTTTAATCGGTTTAGAACCCTCTGAGGTAACTACGCATTGAGTCCCAGCAAAACAAGATGTTCCACCCTGATTAACTACGATATCCGCAGTAGCTGCAAAATTGCTTCGATATACTGAGCTGGTGTTAATCAAGTATATCTTTCTCGCTTGATGCTAAAGGTATGCCAGTATCAATTATATTAATATCGAGGCTCTTGTAGGTTGTCTCTTGGTGTATCTCTTGACGCTCAATATAACCTCTCTTTTTAGCTTTAGTCTTTAAGTAGAAAATAGTGCTTGTAGGGTTGCCGTCTTTTATCTGTTTATGAAGTTGACTCTCTGCAAAGTCTATCGCAATATCTTCTATACTTTCTACCTCGGCTTTATAGTCCTCGTCAGTCTTTAGCCAGTCGTAGTGAGTAGACCTATTTATCCCAACTGATTTACAAGCTGAGGTAACTATACCGAGTGACTTTTCTAAAGCCTCTATCATAGCCCTTTTTAATGTTGGATTTTGTTGGTTCATTTTATTTCTTTTAATTCAAAAGATGCGGTTATTCTATTTTCAGAGCCACTTGTTAAATTTTCAACATTACTTTTTAAATCTCCTTTATGTGGAGTATTTCTTCCATAATGTGTACACGCCCATTCATTTGATTTTTTTAAAGCATAAATTAAACTTGGTGCTGATGTAACTATATTAAATCTCCATTTATCTTTTTTGTAAAATGTACCTACTTCATTCAATAATTTTAACCCTATTCCTGCTCCTTGATAATCGGGTAAAATAACTAATCTATGAACTTTTTTCATATTTTTAACTTTAGGATGAGGGAAATGTAACACACTTAAAAACCCAGCTATCTCTCCGTTTATCATTGCTATAAAAACATTTGCTGCGTTATTATGAGTATGACTTAAATAGTGATGTTTAGCAAACATTTTCCATATTGACTTATCTCTTGTTTGGTATATTTCAAAATTAATTTTTGGTCTATTTTTTTTTTGCCCTTCAAGCAAATGAAAGGTCATAGTATCAGTATTAAATATCCAATCAGGTAAAAGCCAATCTTCAACATCTGAATGACAAGTAACTGCTATAAATTGTTTTTTGGTTTTTCTTATTGCTTTTTGCATCGCAAAAGAACCTATTTGAGCTACATTTCTATCTACTACGCTTGTAAATTCATCAAAGACAAATAAATCGTTTTTTTCTAATATAGCTCTCGCTAAATCTACTCTCATTTTTTGTCCATTAGATAAAACAGAATAAGGCTTTAACCAGCTTGGTGGACTTGAAAAACCAACGGAATTAAAAGCGGAAGTTATATCTTCTAAACTACATTCTTTTGGCATATCATCCAAAATAGTTTCTTTATCGTAATTATACGAAGTTATGTAAGCATCTTCAAATAATTGCTTTGCTATTGTAGTTTTACCAGTACCGCTTTTACCTACTATTAAACCTATCTGCCATTTTTCTGGAATATCAATATTACCTTTAAAATGTTCTATAATGTGTTCTGATTGTAAATCGAATTTACCAATCACTGAAGCAACTCTAAAAGTTTGCTTTGGCTTTACTTCTTTTATAATGTCAAAAGTCGGCATTCAAATCCTTGCTCTAAAAGTTTATTATAAGTATTTTCTTGTTCTTCTTCGTCTGAGCAAATAACTTCTATTCTATATAAATTATTTATACTACTTGATAAATCTTTTAAATCATCTTCTGACTTTAACTCTGTTACTTCCTCAAAAGGAAAGCCATCTAATCCCCAATCTTCTAACTCCTCAACATTCCATTCATTAGCAAGCATCTCCCAGTCGTGTTCTCCAAAGCCTACATTGTCCGCAATTATGAAACGCCTTGTTTCATCCTCTGTAAGGTCGCTGGCTCGCTTTACCCATTCTTCAGGTACTTCTTTATATCCTAAGTCTTTTAATGCCTTTAAACGCATATTACCGCCTAAGACTATATTATCCTCGTTTATAACCATAGGTCTAAGCTCCATCATTTTAGGGAACTCGCTAATTGATTTTTTTAGCTTCTCGAACTTATGGTCTTTAATAACTCTCGGGTTATTAGGGTTAGATTTTATTTCGCTTAATTTCATTTTAAATATTTATCAAATAGCTTTACGCTATACTTGTATATACACTTACCGCAGCTTATGTCTACTCGG